GGTTTACAAGATGGCAAAAATTAAATTATCAGAAGGTTTCACGCCTATTTCAGAGGGCGAACACATTTTCAAAATCATAAAATCCACTTATGATGAGGACTTCGGAAAACTTGAAGTAGAAATGGTAACACAAAGTGGGCAAAAACATATTGAAAGATTCTCTCTTATCAATAATGATGGAGAGATTAATGAGGGAGCATTAAACGCTTTCAGTTACTTTGCCAAAACTGCATTAAATAATTTTAACTTAGACGAAATCGATCATGAAGATATTATAGGATGCTATATGAAATGTATGGTGAAGCATGAGAAAGTACCCAGCAACAAAGACCCTAAAAAAACAGTTACTTTCATAAGACTTACTGAAAAATATCCCGCTTCTGGGTTTGAAAAAACCGATGTAGCCGAAAAACAATCTCAAATCAAAGCTACAAAAAAAGAAGAAATAAACTTGGATGAGCTCCTGGGATGAAAGAAAGTAGACTACAGCAAAAGTGTATTAATTACCTGAAAGACCAAAACATTTACTACATCAATGTTCATGGTGGGGGTTGGGGCGCAAAAGGCGCCCCCGACCTCATAACCTGTATCAATGGTAAATTTGTAAGCTTTGAATTAAAAGTAGGAAAGAACGACATGCTGCCTAGCCAGGTGATTCACAAAAAACGGATCGAAGTCAACGGAGGGCTGCATTATTGCCCCCGGACGGTAAAAGACTTTATTGAAATTGTAAAGAGATTAAAGCAAGAATGAAAATCATATGAACACAAGGAGGTATAAACGTGACTTGCCCCGCTTATTGTGAAAATTATTGGTACGCTGATTCGAATTCAAATTGTTTTCAGTTTTGCACAAAATTTAAAGAAGGTAAAATACTTTCTTGTTGGTGCATGTTCTGTGGTTACAAAATAACTTGGGAAAAACAAGAAAACCCGGAAGTTGTAGTTTGTCCCCGCTGTGGAAATGAAATGTTTCGTGAAACATTGAAATAGAAAAGAGGGTTGAAAATGACACCTGAACACTTTGAGAACATGCGAGAAGACTTCCTCATACAAGAAGCACGGATTCTGGATAAACTGAAAGATTCATTCGAAAAAATATTTGACGGGTACGAAGCACTAGGAAAACTTTTAGAAAAAACACCGGCAGAAGTGGCCTTAACCAAATGCTTAAATCATATTCCCGTTATTAGAGCAGCGGCTCGTACCGGAAAGTACGATTGGGGAAGCTTCCAAAAAGATGTAAAAGAGGCTATCGTTCAAACACGAGTCGGGCTTTTATTGTTGGCTGCATATTTCGAATACGAAACAAATAATCATAAATGAAGGAGGTCAACCATAAACCGTTATAAATGCCCCGCTTGCGGCGGGAGGAAAATGGGAGTTTGTCGGAGATGCTTGAATTAAACAAAATCTACAACATGGACTGCTTAGATGGGATGAAATTACTTGACGATAACTCGATGGATAGCATCGTGACTGATCCTCCATACGAATTAGGCTTTATGGGGAAAAAATGGGACAGCACAGGTATAGCCTACAATGTTGACGTATGGCGCGAATGTCTGCGTGTCTTAAAACCCGGCGGTCATTTGTTAGCTTTTGGGGGTACCCGCACATATCATAGAATGGCTTGTGCTATTGAAGATGCGGGGTTTGAGATAAGAGACCAAATACAGTGGCTTTACGGTAGTGGGTTTCCTAAGTCCCACGATATTAGCAAAGCGATTGACAAGAAGTTGGGGGTTGAAAGGGAAATCATAAACAGCTACACCCGAAAGGGACGGTCAGGCGGCATCATGGGTGAAAAAGTAGAGATTGAACGTAATATTACAGCCCCTGCCACGCCAGAAGCCCAAGAGTGGGATGGATGGGGAACCGCCCTGAAACCCGCCAATGAGCCGATTGTGCTTGCTAGAAAACCAATTAGCGAAAAGACTATTGCGGAAAACGTGATGAAGTGGGGTACAGGTGGGCTGAATATTGATGGGTGTAGGATTGAAATGAGTCCTGAAGATTTTGAGGCATACGTAAGGAAAGAGAAGTCTTTCTATAAAGCGAGGCAGGGGAAGAATATTTATGGTGGGAACTCGCTTTTTGAGAGTAAAACGAAGCATGCAAACAGAATTGAGACAAAAGGCCGTTTCCCCGCCAACGTAATACTTGACGAAGAAGCTGCTGCGTTGTTGGATGAGCAGAGTGGGATAAGTAAACCACGTAAAGGAAGAACGGGCAAGCGTGGTGGTACAGCATGGCATGGACAAAAAGGTCTAGGTTCCCCCGATAAAATTGGTAGATGGCCTAGCGATAGCGGAGGGGGTGCGAGCAGGTTCTTCTATTGCGCTAAGGCTTCTAAGAAGGAGCGAGGTGAAGGTAACAATCATCCTACAGTCAAACCTGTTAAACTGATGGAATATCTAATTACACTCATAACCCCTCCAAATGGGATTGTCCTTGATCCGTTCTTTGGCTCCGGTACGACTGGTGTCGCCGCAGTAAAATTAGGATTTAATTATATAGGCTTTGAATTAGATAAAACATATTACAACATAGCCATCAATCGTATAAATGCTTAAAAAAGTATGCCCTAATGCGGGCGAAAGCTGAGCTAGGGGGATTGAGATGATTGAAAAAATTTACAAAAACAATTACATGGCTATCTGCGACAACTGCGGAACAGGGCAAGAATGTGATAGCTGGGCGGAGGTAATAGATTTTATGAACGAAGAAGGCTGGAAAAAGAAATTGGTTGACGGGGAATGGAAGCATTTTTGCCCGGACTGCGTGGAGGCTGAATAGATGATTTGCAGCATAGCATATGAGGTAATGCGCCCGAGCAAGCACAGCTCGGAAGAAGGTTGCCGTCGGGGGGTGCCTGCTGCTCTATAAGAAAGTGAGGTAAAGCAAATGACACCACAAGAAATAATTGAGTATTGCGAAAAGCAATTAGCTCTTGGAAGCAGTAATGTGGGCTTTTTGTTACCTGGAAAGTGGGGAAAACGGAACATAAGACGATTGTGGCCTGGTGGTCCAGAAGGCGAAATTGTATCAGAAATCTCAGGTAGAGGGATATATGTAATATTTGACGCTAAAGAGGTCATGGAGGCAACAAAAGGGAAGATGAAGGAATTTGAAATGCTAGAAAGCGAGGTTGAGGAAGAATGAAAGTTAAATACCCGAAATTGTCTGTAATATTCCCCTTCTTTTTTGTCATTTTAATCCTTTTACTAATAATCACCCCGGGTTATATTGCTATTCAACAGCTTCGCAAAATCGTGACAGAAATACAAGACGTTAAAGTTAAACTGAACGGAATCCAAGAGGGAATGGAAAACATGGAAAGAGAGCTTCGTGAATTGCGAGAGCAACACATAGACGGAGACTTTAAACTACAAATCGAAGACATTTTTCCCGGAGCGCAAGAAACCATCATGGAAGTAACGGCCTATACACCACTTGACCCCGAAGCCAAGGAAGGCATGTGCTACTCCGGGAATCCAAACATTACTGCCAGTGGGGAGCCGCCTGTACCGGGCGAAACAGTCGCTGCGGAGCCGGGCATCCCCTTCGGCACTTTCCTTTGGATCGAAGGAATAGGCTTGCGTCGGGTTAACGACCGGGGGGGAATGATTACAAACAACCGAATTGATGTAGTTGTTGAAACCGTTAAAGAAGCCTTTCAAATTGGAAGGAGTTTGAGAAAGGTTTGGATTTTGACATGAAATTAGGGGGAGTGGAACCATGCGATATATCATTTTAAACCCTGACAAAACCCCTTCTGAAAATCTATCCGAGGGGGGCCATTCGCTCAAAGAAGTAAAAGATTTTGCAAATTTGGGCGTACTTATCCCTGAGCCTTATATTATTTTGGACTTTGACACCAAGAGCGATGGGGAGATCATGCTCCGCATCGCTCAAGACCTTAATTTAAAATGTCTCATTATGAAGACCACACGGGGGTATCACTTTTGGTTTAAGTCCCCCGAACCGTGGAAAAATTTCCATAAAAACAGGCTTACTATAGGTATATATGCAGATTGCCGTTCGTGGGGCAAACACTCCTATGTAGTTGTTAAAAAAGATGGCCAATGGCGTGAGTGGATTAAACTTATTCCCGGAAATGAAATCCAAGGTGTTCCTTGTTGGCTCAGACCCTTGTCTGCTAACGAGAGATTCTCTTTTAAAGGTATGAAAGACGGTGATGGTAGGAATCAAGCTTTATTCGAGTATATCCTCATCATGCAGTCCAAAGGTTATAATCGAGAGCAGATACGAAAAACCCTTAAAATCATAAATAACTTTGTATTCGCTGAACCTTTATCAGAAGAAGAACTCAATGTCATATTTCGAGACGAAGCGTTTAAAGACGAAGAAGAAATCCAAGATAGCATTATTCTCAACGAATGTTTTGATGAGGATGGAAAGTTTAAACATGACAGGTTCGCTGAATTACTAGTCGAACGTATGAACATAGTTACTGTCAATGAACAATGTTATGTATATAAAGATGGTTATTATCAACGAGCGGAGCGAGAAATTGACCGTGAAACGATACGCTTATACCCTCGCAGCAAGCGAGCACAGCGCGCCGAGGTGCTTGATTATATAAAAATATTGACTACCATTAGATCAAGCGATATACCGCTCCAAGAGTATATTATAAACGTCAAAAACGGACGTTTAGATGTACGCACCGAAACGCTCCTACCTCACGACCCCAAAATACTAGACTTTACACAATTACCGGTAGTATATGATCCCGAGGCGTACTGTCCGAATCTTGACAAAACACTTAATAGAGTGTTTAAACACGACCGACAAGTAATTGACTTATTCGAAGAAATGGTGGGGTACCTCTTAATTAAGAACTGTCGTTTTAGGAAAGGTTTTCTCTTTTATGGTGGTGGTAGTAACGGTAAATCAACGATTCTCAATCTACTCAAAAAATTCATTGGTGAAAACAACCTAGCGACAGTAGAACTGAAGAAACTCT